TGAAGATGGAGCAATTCATTCAGGGTCCGAAAAGCTATCATCCGGCGATGCAGGCGCTCGAGGTCGCCTATCTGAGCGGCAGGCTAGCGCATGGCAACGATCCGGTGTTAAACTGGAACGCGTCGAACATAGTCGCGCGCTATGACGCGAACCTGAACACGGCGCCGGACAAGAAACGGGCCTCGGAGAAGATCGACGATATGTGCGCACTGCTGATGGCCGTCGGACGCTCGATCGCGGAACGCGAGCCCGAGCCGCTGAACCAGTTGTTTTTCGTGTGAGGGAAGCGATGGACCAACGCGCCTACTCAATCCTCACGATCAAGTCCGTCGACGACGACGAGCGCAAGATCACTGGGATCGCGACGACACCGAGCCCGGATCGAATGCAGGATATCGTCGAGCCCGAGGGCGCGCAGTTCTCGCTTCCAATCCCGCTGCTTTGGCAGCACGATTCCAGCCAGCCGATCGGCCACGTCACTGCGGCGAAGGTCGGGAAAGACGGCATCACCGTTACCGCGAAGCTCGTCAAGATGACCGAGCCGGGCCGCCTGAAGGATCGTCTCGACGAGGCTTGGCTCTCGCTCAAGAGCGGACTCGTCCGCGGGCTCTCCATCGGGTTCCGCGGCATCGAGACGCAAGACATTAAGGGAACCTGGGGCATCAGGTTCGTCAAGTGGGACTGGCTCGAGCTATCCGCGGTGACGATACCCGCGAATGCCGACGCGAGCATCCTCTCTATCAAAAACGCAGACTCTGCCCACCTGGCCGCGACCGGCCGCGCGGTGGGCGGGGTCGGCAATCATCCCGGCGATTCGGGGCGTTCAACCAATCGACCGAAGGGAAATACCATGAAGACCATGCAAGAGCTGCGCGAAGAGCGCAGCACCAAGGCCGCGCGCATGCAGGAGCTCGTCGAGCTCTTCCGCACCGACGGCCACGAGACCAGCGACGAGGAGACCGCCGAGTTCGACGCGCTTTCCGTCGAGGTCAAGACGCTCGACCAGGACATTCGCATCGCGCAGTTCCACGCGATGCAGGGCGCGGCGGCCAAGTCCGTCGACGGCTCGAGCGCGGCGGCCGGCTCGGCATCGCGCGGCGGCATGTCGTTCGTGCGCAAGCAGGACCCGGACGACGCTTTCAAGGGGCAGAGCTACACGCGATTCCTGATCGCCAAGGCGAACGCGTTCATCGCCATGAAGGACGGGAACTTCGTCTCGGCCGCCGACGTGGCGAAGCACCGCTGGGGAAAGACGCATCCGAAGCTGGTGGAGTTCATCCGCGCGGGCGTCGCGGGCGGCGGCACCGGCTCTGGCGAGTGGGGCGCCGAACTCGCGGCGTCGGACGCGCGCTTCACGGGCGACTTCATCGAGTATCTCTACTCGAAGACGCTGTTCGATTCGCTCCCGCTGCGCAGCGTTCCGGCGCGCGTGCACATCAAGGGGCAGGACGGCGCATCGACCGGCTACTGGGTCGGCGAGTCGAAGGCGATCCCGGTCGGCAAGAGCGACTACAGCTCAGTCGAGCTGACGCCGCTCAAGGTCGCCGCGATCTCCGTCTGCTCGAAGGAACTCGTCCGCGACTCTTCGCCGTCTGCCGAAATGCTGATCCGCGACGATATCGCGATGGCCTCGGCGCAGCGGATCGACGCGACGTTCCTCTCGACGACGGCCGCATCGAACGGCGTCTCGCCGGCCGGCCTGCTCAACGGGCTGACGGCGCTCGCTCCGTCGGGCACCGATGCGGCGTCGGTTCGTGCCGACCTGATGGCGCTCTATACCGACTTCCTGACGGCGAAGAACGCCAGCGGGCTCGTCCAAGTGATGACGCCGAGCATGGCCAAGGCGCTCTCGCTGATGGTCAACGCGCTCGGGCAGACCGAGTTCCCAGGGCTCGGCGCGCAGGGCGGCACGCTGCTCGGCGACACGGTCTACACGGGCGACAACGTCACGGGCGGGTACTGGCTGCTGATGAAGCCGAGCGATATCTGGAAGATCGGCAACGGCGGGATGGAGGTGTCGATCAGCGACCAGGCGACGATCGAGCAGGACGACAACCCTGCCGGCGCTGGCGACACGCCGACAGCCGCGTCGGCGACGCTCATGTCGCTCTGGCAGACGGAGCAGATCGGCTTCAAGGTCGTTCGCTCGATCAACTACCAGAAGCGCCGCAGCGGCGCCGTGAAGTGGCTGGACAACGCCGAATACGGCGGCGTGGTGAGCTGATCATCTCAGGGGTGGGGTGAGCCTGGCCCCGGACCCTCCGCAGCTCGCGGTGGTCCGGGGCGTTTTTTCAAAGGCGAGGGGCTAGAGTCAGATGCAGATGCAAGCACTCAAGGCGCACCGCTACGGGACGCAGCGGCGCGCGGGCGATACCTACGAAGTCCGCGCCGCGGACGTTCGGCTCGTGAAGGCGCTCGGATGGGCCCGAGAGGCGACGGCGGCCGAGGCCGAGGCCGAGGCGCCAGCGCAGCCCGCGCGATTCGACATGGCGACGATCAAGGCCGAGGCGAAGCCAAAGCGCGCCTATCGCCGCCGCGACATGACGGCCGAGGCGTAGGGGCGAAGGGCGCGCGCCGTGCGTGTCTTCGGCTTCGAGATCACCCGGCGCAAGGCCGCGGTGCCGTCGCGCCTGTCAGGCGTCGACGACCGTGGCGCGTGGCGTACGCTCTCGAACTTCTGGCCTGGGCAGACCTGGCAGAACGACGTGAGCGTCGACCAGGAGGCCGTCACCGCGAACTGGGCCGTCTTCTCCTGCATTACCCTGATCGCGGGCGATATCGGCAAGGTCAATCTCGGGCTCGTGCGCCGCGTCGGAGAGATCTGGGCGCCGGCCGACAGCCCGGCATTCTCGCCGGTCCTCGCGAAGCCGAATCGGCACCAAACCTGGCAGCAGTTCTGCGAGCAGTGGGTTACTTCGAAGCTGCGCGCTGGGAATGCTTACATCCTGAAAGAGCGCGACGCGCGCGGCGTCGTCGTCCGCATGTACGTGCTCGACCCGCAGCTGGTGCTCCCGCTCGTCGCGCCCGACGGGTCCGTCTACTATCAACTCGGCGAGGACGACCTATCAGGGCTGCCAAACGCGATCCCAGCCGCGCCCGCGAGCGAGATCATCCACGACCGGATGAACTGCCTGTTTCATCCGCTCGTCGGCCTCTCGCCGATGTACGCCAGCGGGCTAGCGGCGACGCAGGGCTTGAAGATTCAGGCGAACTCGGCGCAGTTCTTCTCCAACATGAGCAGGCCGAGCGGCATCCTGACCGCTCCGCAGCGGATCGCTGACGAGACGGCCGAGCGGCTGAAAAAGCACTGGGAGGAGAACTACAGCGGGGACAAGATCGGCAAGGTAGCCGTCCTGGGCGACGGCCTGGCCTATTCCGCGCTGTCGGTCGATGCCGAGCGGTCGCAGATGACCGAGCAGCTGAAGGCAACGGCCGAGATGGTCTGTTCGACCTTCCATGTGCCGGCGTTCAAAATCGGCGCTGGCACGATCCCGGCCGGGCAGAAGGTCGAAGACCTGAACCAGATCTATTACGCCGACTGCCTGCAGGCGCTGATGGACGCGATCCAGACCCTGCTCGTCTACGGGCTCGGTCTGGATACGCCGAAGGACGGCACGCAGTACGGCGTGCGCTTCGATCTCGACGACCTGCTGAAGATGGACAGCGCGACGCTGACCAACGTGCTCAAAGAGCAATCCGGCGCCGGGTTGATCAAGCTCGACGAGGGCCGCCGCCGCCTGAACCTGCCGCCCATGACGGGCGGAGGAGCGGCCTACCTGCAGCAGCAGAACTACTCCGTCGAGGCGCTCTCGAAGCGCGACGCGAGCGCGGATCCGTTCGGCAAGACGCCGGCCGCCGCGCCACCTGCGCCGCCGCCAGCGCCGCCCGACGAGGAGGCGACGAAGGCCATCGTCGCGCCGCTCGTTGGACGGATTGACGAACTCGTCGCGCGCCACGCCGACGTGCAGACGCTGCTCGAACAGGCGATCGCGGGCATACGCGCCGATCTCGTGGCCGGAGTGACGGAGACCCGCGCTGCGGCCGAGCGGATCGCAGCCGATGGACAGGCGCAAGTAGAGGCCCGCTTCGATGCACTAGGGGCCGCGCTCGAGCCAGTCCGTCGCGACCTGGCGGCCGGCGCGGACCAGGCCGCAGCGCGAATCGAGAAGATCGAGGGCGCGCTGGCCGAGCGCGCGGCGTTCGTAGAGTTCATGGCAGCGCTCGAAACGGAATTATTCACAGAGACCTAGAGGGGGGCGACTATGCCGATGCATCCTGCAAACTTCTCGCGCGGCGAATTCAGTAACGCCGACCTCGACTCGTCGGACGATACCGTTCTGGAGGTCATCACGGCGGGCCGTGCCGAGCTGAATCTTTCCTTCACGGTCGGCGTCGCGGACCTGACCGCGTTCACCGTCTTCTTCCGCTATCACGAGAGCGGGGACTGGGTTGCGGTAGCTTTGTCGACGACGGACTACACCGAACTGGAGGGGCCGATTATCGGCGCTTCGAGCGACCTGACGAGTGCGCCAGCCGGGACCGACGTGCAGTTCCTGAACCTCGACGTGCGCGGCGTTCAGAGCGTTCTGATCACCGCAGCCGGGACGTCGAGCACGATCTCTGGACACTATGGGATGAGGAGCTGAGAAATGGCGCAGGGCAATTGGAAGCAGGCAACAGGGGCCGGCGCCAGCGGTATCACGCTGGACACGGCGCTTACCGGGCTGGATACAGGAGACGATTCGGCAGTCGTCGCTACCGACTCGCTTCTGGGCGGAATCGGTAAGCTGCAGGCACAAATCGACTCGCTTCCACCTGGTTCACCGGGCGGCGACCCGTATCTCGGCACGGCCGCTAACGAGGCCGCCATGCTCGCGCTCGGCCCGGCCAGCCCCGGCGACTACTGCGTGCGCAGCGACCTCGAGACGACGGCGAGCATCATTTCAGGCGATGGCACGGACGCGGAGGACTGGTTCATCGCCGAGACGCACCCGACGACCGCCCCCAGTTGGCGCGGCATCTATACGTCAATCGCGAGCCTGCCGGCGTCGGGCCTCGTCATCGGCGACCGCGCGACGCTCAACCTTACCGGCATGCCTGCGCCATTCGACGTGGTGGCCACGAGCTCTACCACGTGGAAGGCGGCTAACTCCATCTTCAAGCGCGTAGCGCATCGCGTCGCCGGCACGACGAGCGCATCGGCACAGATGGCCACGGGCTGGAAGTGGCAGATGCCTGCGAGTCTGCTGACGTTGTTTTCCGAGGTCCGAGCATCTGTCTTCTACTCGAAATCCGCCGCCGCGACCGATACGCTGACCGGCTATATCACCCTCGGCGGAGCCGGAAGTACGGCAGACACGACCATCACGCCCAACCCATCGCCAATGATCTCGACGACGAACGGGTCGCGGTCGGTGGAGTACGACATCGCGCTGCTATCCAACACGACCCTGCGCGCAGTGGGCACGGACGTCGGCACCGGCACCGCCACCAACACGACGGGGACGGATGCCTCCGCGCTCGCTACGCTGGGCGGTTCGGACGACTTCACCGACGCGCTCTATTGGGGCGTATCGGTGACGATGAACGGGACGACGATCACGCCTACCGTGTCGTTCGCCCTAACCCTGATCCCGTAAGCCGGCCACGTCATGGCGACATTCAACCTCGACGGCGGCGCTGGCGACACGATCAACGATGCGCTGTACCCGACGCCGAACGCCGACACGACGCTCAATATCAAGTACGGCACCACCGTGAACGGCCTCGCGGGCGGCGGAGGCAACCCGTCGATCGGGTCCACCTTCACGCCGGGCAATGGCTACAATCTGACCATCCGGCCCTACGGAGACCCGGCCGACGGCCCGGCGCGCATCTACACCCGCATCGGGTTCACCTGTACCGGCACGGCCGGCTCGACGCCGACGCTCGACGTGGCCGACGTGACCATCGAGCAGAACATCACCGGCACGATGGACAGCGCCTGGGACAGCGGCGCGGTCGCGCTCAAGGTGACCGGGGGAGGCACCCAGTTGGCGGCGTGCCTGATCGCGCTGCGCTGCGTCATCATCAACTTCTACCAAGCGTGCAAGCCTGGCGGATCGAATTCGAGCATCAGCTACTGCACGCTGACCGACCAGACCAAAGGTTATATTGCGGTTTCCGGTGAAGTTGCCGACGGTGGTTCTCCCGAGAATGGCTATGTCGGGCACAACGTCTGCACCTCGACGCGCCTAAACGTCTCAGGGACGGCCGACCCTGACTCAGGCGCCGGAGACGGCATCTCAATTCACGACGGAAAAACCAACGAGCACGGCGCCGGCTGGGTCATCGAGTACAACGATGTCGACATGGCGTTCAAGCGCGAGAACGCCTACGATCTCCAGCCGTGGTTTTATGGGGCGATCTTCCGCGGCAACATCGCGCGCCGGACGGCACAGTACGGGTTCACCTGCGGAAACGCCAGCGGCGGTGGAGCGCCGACGCAGCCGGCCGGGGCGTGGACCGTCTACGTCGGGAACGTGGCGATAGGCTGCAGGGGTGGATATAACATCGAGCAAGACGTTCTATTTTATGCAAACTTCGCACTCGAAATAGACTATACGTTTGGCTCGACTGTTCGCATAAATGACGCAATCACCGCATGGATAGTCGGTAATTATCTGGAAGCTGACAACAACTCGTCATTCAGTTCTCGCGGCGTCATAACCGTCGCAAACGCTGGCGGGTTATCTGTTGTTTATCTGCACAATAACATACTCGCTCACGTAGGCACAAGCGGCATTCCGCTTTTCCATTCTGTTTCTCCAAGTTTTCTCCTGGCTGCAAGTTCATATAACAGGCTGGCGACACTGGTAAATAGTGGGCATGTCGGCCGGCGCGGTAACGGCGGGACGATGCTGAATCTTGCTTCATGGCAGGCGCTCGGGCACGACGTTAGCGGATCTGCACAGATTACTACGCAGGGCGGGTTCGATGCGCTGAAACTGAACGGCTATAAACTCGGAGCCATGTCGTCGCCTTTGGCCGAGTTTGGAGTATTCATTCCGCTTTGTCTCGAGGACGCGCGCGAACGGCGCCGTTTTTCGCCGCCATCTATCGGCCCTTGGGAATACATCCCCGGCCGAGCGCCTGGGCTGCTGCGCCGCGGCGGATAAAGGACTGAGAGCTATGGCAGACCTACACGACCTCGCAAAGTCGCTCTCGCACACGCTGAAGGCGCACATCGACCGGAGGCTCGAGGAGTTCCGCGCCTCGTTCCGCGTCCCGGCCGACGGCAAGGACGGAGCGTCTGGGCCCGTCGGCGAACGCGGAGCACCTGGTGTAGCAGGCGAAGCCGGCAAGGACGGAGTTCAGGGCGAGCGCGGCGAGAAGGGCGACGCTGGCCGCGACGGCAAGGACGGAGCGCCGGGCGAGCGCGGCGAGAAGGGCATCGACGGCCGCGACGGCAAGGACGGAGCGCCGGGCGAGCGCGGCGAGAAGGGCATCGACGGCCGCGACTTTGACCCTGCCGCGCTCGACGCCGCCGTTCGCGCCGAAGTCGGAAAGCAATTCAGCGACGTGTACGAGCGCGTCCTCCGCGCCATCCCGACGCCGAAGGACGGCGCAAGCGTCACCATCGAGGACGTGACGCCGCTTCTCGAGGGTGCGGTCGCGAAGTGGGGCCTGGAGTTCGAGCGCCGGGCCGGAGACATGCTGCAGCGCGCGCTCGATCGCATCCCGGCCGGCGTAGACGGCAAGGATGGCGCGGACGGCGTCGGCGTCGACGACTTCGAGCTCGAGTCGCTCGACGGCGGCCGGACGATCGCGGTCTCGATCGCCGCGTCTTCCGGGCTGATCATCCGCAAGGAGATCACGACGGCGATCCCGGTCGATCGCGGCCCCTACGCCATCGGCCGCGCCTACGAACCGGGCGACGGCGTGACCTACGGCGGCAGCTTCTGGATCGCGCAGGCGGCGACGGAGACGAGCCCCGGAGACTCGAAGGGCGGGATGCCGTGGCGCCTGGCCGTCAAGCACGGGAGGGACGCGAAGTGATGATGCGCTGCAAGGTCATCCCGACCTCGGACGATGACGATGATCTCGTCACGCTCGCCGAGTGCCGCCTGCAGTGCGCCGTCGTCACCTACGATATCGACAGCCACCCGGACGACGCGCTGCTGGTCGCCTACCGAGACGCGGCGATCGAGTCGGCCGAGGCGTTCACTGGGCTTTCGATCAAGCTTAAGACCTACGAGGGCGCGCTCGACGCTTTCCCTGACGACGGCGCCGAGATCGAGATAGCGCACCCGCCGCTCGTCGAGATCGAGAGCGTGCTCTATGGGAACGACTCCGAGACGACGGCGTTCCTCGACTTCGCCGTCGATGACTACTCCAAGCCGGCGCGCATCGCGCCGCTCGCGGGCGCCGCGTGGCCGACCTTCGACACCTACCCGCTAGCTGGCGTGAAGGTCCGGTATCAGGCCGGCTACACCGCGGAGACGCTACCGAGGGCGATCAAGCAGGCGATCCTCCTGACGGTCGCCGACTGGTACGAACACCGCGAGGACTCGGCCGAGAAGGCGCTGTCCGAGATTCCGAACGGCGCGCAGTCGCTGCTCCGGCCGCTGCGCGTCAACCTCGGGATGGCCTGAGATGCGCCACTGGCTGACCTTCGAGGCGCTCGTCGAAGAGATGGACTCCGACGGCGCGCGCGTCGAGGTCTGGGCCGACGCCTTCGACGTGAGCCCGACCATGCCGGCCGAGGTCACGCCGCTATCGGGCCGCGAGTTCTGGCGGAGCCAGCAGGTACAGAGCGACATCACCCACGAGGTGGTGATTCGGTATCGCCCGGATGTGAGGCACAACCAGCGGATTCGCTACGGCGACCGAACGCTGAATATCGAGAGCGTGATTGACACGGAAGAGGCGGGCGTCGAGTTGCGGCTGATGTGCAAGGAAGTGGTCTGATGGCGCGAAACAGTGCGTACATCAAGGTGCACGTCGAAGGCGGCGAAAAGCTGGCCAAGATGTTTGCCCACCTGAAGGGCGAGGTGCGCAAAAACATTGCCAAGAAGGCACTCAAGGCCGCCGTCAAGCCGGTGATTGCTGCTGCGAAAGCTCGCGTCCCAAAGCGATACGGGGCATTGCGTCAGAGCATTGGAAGCATTGAAAAGAAGTACCCGAGCAACGTGGTGGTAACGGTCGTGGGT